GTACGGGCACGCCGCGCTCGCGGCTTCGGTCCGGTGGTGGGGGCTTCCTCGTCCTCTGAGAACTGTTTGATCACGTTCATGAGTTCCATGAGGTCCAACTTGCCGGAGATCATCATGTCCTCGACGTGCTCAACGTCTTCTGGGTCCGCCATCAAGGCATCGAAGATGCCAAGTAGTCTGGCAAACAGGCGCATGACTTGACTGTTGGCCTGTGCGCTATTCGCCTTACGGATACCCTCCACGAGTTTGATAAGGGCTGCGATCTGTCCGTCAGTGGGCCGGTTGAAAACGACCTCGCGATCCCCGATCACGTACTTCACCTGATCCGTCATGGGGTCAGGGTACCCTCCCGTGGCCTTAGACGTGCGGGGAGCGAGCGCTCCACAATGAACCCCTCCGGAATGGCCACGGCACGTAGCGCTGCGGTGAGGTAGGGGGTTGATCCAATGCCCGGATGACGCACCTTGGCTCGGATGTACACCACCCCTGCGGCATTGAACTTGAGCGCCTTACGGTGGGTGGGCCGAATGGTGTGGCGTCTGGTGCCCTCGTGAAGGTAGTGCGCCTTCTTCAGGGTTGACCCGACCCGCATCGTGACGCCGTTGCGGGTCACTTTGAACATGAGGATGCCCAAGCTCGCCCGCGTCTCGCCGGTCTTCACCGGGACCAGGGACTTGGCTCCGTTCAACGTTCTGCGCCCGGTCCTGGACACCAGAACCGAGGCACGCTCACTGACAAACGCCTGAGCCTGCGCCTTATCGATCTGAACCCTTGCCACGACGCTTGGGCTCCTCAACTGCCGGTTCCTCGACGGGTTCCTCGGGAACGTCCACGTACTCCTGGTACCCAGCTGCAACAAGGGCCTCTGTACGCTCGTCAACCTCTGTTTCGTAGACGTCGCCAATGGTCATCATGTCAAACGACGTAAGCACCCTGACGGTCCGCTTGTCCATTACAACTCCTCGCAACCATCGCAGTTAGGTACCTGCACAGTGACGGTTCGAATGCCACCGGTACAGCGTCCCTCAGTAGGTAGAGGTTCCCATACCCCAAGCATCTTCATGTCATTCGCTACCGGCAAACAACAATAGGCCCGACGCATCGCCGCATCATCGTTCATGACATTAGTGGCGGCTAGGGTCCACTCGGTACAGGTTGGGTTGACATACAGGTCCCCCGTAGGCATACACCGCACCACGCCCATTTCCAGCACCACGGCAAACCAGTCCGGAGGGCAGCCACCGCCAGGTGCTGGATCCTGCTCTGGGAAGTTCTGCTCGGATGGATAACTGGTCACGTACCGTACCCAAGCTAGACCGGTACAGCACTCATCCTCGTTGAGGCTAACCCCTGGAACCACGGTCAAACCTGTACGCAAGCAGCACTGCGCTGGGGGATCAGGTACCAAGGCAATTTCAGTGCACAGGCAGGCCAACAGCGCGTTGGCTATCGGCAGAATAGTCATGTCGACCTGCCCCGTAGGTTGCTCCGACACCGCAGGGGTGCCGAGTTGCGTGTTCGGACCAATGGACGGTGGAGCAAGAAAAGCATCACCTGTACTCGTAACTGTAGGACTTCCCAGTGTGATGTTCGGGCCAATGGATGGTGGGCTTATCGATACGTCACCAGACGCATCAACCGAAGGGGTGCCCAGTACCGAACCCGGACCTATCGAGGGAACATCGAGCGCCCCACTGCCCGCATCTTCCAGATAGTGGGCGAGGTACGTGGTGTAGGTGGACACCCGCCCACTCCTCTCAACTCATTAATCGAGTGTGTACACGGCCCACGGAAACGCGCGTCCCGTTCCGGCGGTCTGCTTCAGTGAGAACTCCCCGTCAGCTGCTGCCATAGGTACCGGGATCGAGAAGGACAGCGGCTGGCCTAGTGGCCCAATGAAAGTCGCTAGGTAACACTCACGACGAGTGTCCGCAGCTCGTGCCTTGGACTTGATCCGCAGCTCGACGGTGTCGCCGGCAACAAGGTTGTTCAGGTCTACCGCCAGGACGCGAGTCTTCGCGGTAGCAACAGTGGCCAGTGAGTGTTCCACGCCGATAGTGGCGGTCTGCGATCCTGACGACTCAACGGCAAGTGCCATGGTCTACCTCCTAGTCGAATCCAATGACGACCACGGAGGGCCGCTCAGTAGGAGCACCGCTGGTGGCATCCGCCTGATAACGGGCTACCAATCGTGTGCCAATGGGCAGCTCACATGGAATGAGAATTGGATTACCGGTGTACGACTCTGAGCTGGACCAGCTACCTGCAATGTTACTTATCAGCGCTACTTCACTCGCCGCTGCACCGAACCCGATGTCCGTCAGACAGGTCCGTGAGGTCCACGTTGCCTCATCTACCGGGCCGCTGATACTTACCAATAGCCACCGCAACGGGTTCGTGGTGCTCGCGGTCAGCTGCGTCCAGGCCGCCTTGGTGTTGCCAGCCACAATGGCAGTTAGCAGGGTTCCCGATGAAGAAGCTCCGACATCGCCATAGGTTGTGGCTCGTGACGCTGAAGCTATCTGGTTCCAGCCCCCACCACGAGCAATGAGCTGAACCTGTGCCGTGTCCACAGTCACTGCCGCCCTGATACGGGCCGAGAGCCGGGTACCAGTAGGAACCCGAATGGGCAACTCGTAGTAGCGGGAACCAGCCTGGGAGCCAATGTAAACGTGCGAGACCAGGACCGTCTCACTGCCAGCGCCACCGACACCAATGTCCAACAGAATCGGCCGAGCTACACCGGCGGTAGCAGTGGCGTTAATCAGCGTAAGGATCAGGCTTGACACTGGAAATGTAGTCAGCGTTATTAGCTCTACCCATGCACCATCAGCATTTGGAGTCGCATTTGCCGTGAGCGTGGTTGGCAAACTGGTAGCAGTGTCAGCCCCGCCCAAGAGGGCTATGCCTGAGTCCATCATTGGCCAGGTCATGATGCCTACAGCGCGAAGATCTTGGCGGCACCAGCGGACCAGGTAATGACCACATTGGACCCATTGGGGGTAAACGGCAAACCGGAAACACCCGTATCCCAGAAGGCGATTAGTCTAGATGTGGCGTCCACACCGGTGTGCTGATAAAGGATTAGTGCTTCGGACTGGTCCCCGGTCACCGAGTTGATGGTGACGTCATCGGCATCAAAAACCCCGTTCACGAAAGTCTTGTTGACCAAGGCGCCCGAGACCGCTACTCGGGCGGCCCCGGGGACGTCGTCCAAGAAATCGTGCGCCGCCGAAAACGTGTAATCAGCCAGATCAACAAGGATTACCCGGACGTCATTGTCTAGGTCCAAGTCGGCCTTCAACAGAGCCGTCTTCGCCGGATCATAAAGAACATTGGCCATATCGGGTCCTATGGACTAGTAACTATTCGTGGCGGTGTGTTGCTCGGGGTCCATACACGGGGACCACGGGCCAGGTTGTTGGGGTTGTAGGCCATGAGCAACTGGTCCACCTCAATGATGCCGGTAAGCCCGTTACGCAGGAGCGTGTCGGTGTCCGTGAACGACACCTCAATACCTGTACGGGTTAGTGACCGGATGCGGCCAGGAAGGCGGCATGTGCCGTCCCCGATGCACGCCTTGGCGAACTCGCACGCCAGCGTTCCAGCTGCCACCAAAAGATCATCTGGAACAGGCCAGCCCTTCAGGTACGTGACCTCGAAGAACCCCTCCCCCGAGTCCACGTTGTAGTCAACACAGTCGGGCCAGCAACCCCCGTCCGTCCGGACCAACCACCTGTAGTCATCCACTCGATATGCAGTGTCAGTGATGACGACCCCATCAACGACCACCTCACTCACCGAGTTCACCGGTGCCGGGAGCAACACCTCACACAGGGGTCGGCACGTGCAACATTCGCTCGGGCAGACACAGTTACGCCATGCGCCCAAGCCATCGATGAATGGGATCATCCACGTGCCCGCGCTGTACTCAAACCCGGCGATCGACGGCCATGGGGTTATGTAACGACCACAAGGACGAACGGTCTTCTCGCACAATCCGAACCTGCGTCCAGTGCGTGCCCAGATGACCTGGATCGCATACCGTTCCGCGTTGGCTTGTACTCCCGGATCTAGGGTGTCCCATGAGCTACAGCACGCTGGGTCAACAACCCATCCGCACGGTACCTGCAAATGGCACCCCCTTATGAAACGATAATCGGTACTGACGTGTAGTACTGCGAAGAGAAGTTCTTCGGCCAATACCGCACAGTGTAAGTACCTGGCGCAGCATAGGTGTGGTTAACGGTCGGGCCTACAGTGACCTGCTGAAGCGCCGTGCCGTCACCCCAGTCCACAACCGCCGGAAGGGTCGACCCACCACTTGGCGATGTGGGCACAGTCAGGACTCGCGCCACCGCCGCAAGGCCCGTGGTAGGTGCCACCGCGAGAGCAAGTGGCAGAGCAGAACAGCCACAAGACTCAACCGGTGGGGCCAATGCCGTCACCTGGATGTGCCGATGGTCATCGGCAGTGATCGCGGTCAGCAACGGGCCAGGGTTACCGGCGTTGGGTCCGGTCTGGTTCGTAATAACCGTGTAGGGACCAACACCCCACAGCGAGTTGCGGTGCGACCGGGCGGTGACGGTGAAGTTGGCGAGACCATTCTGGAGGGTCATGTCCCCGACCATTCCTTCAACCATCCATGGCAGAAGGAAGTAGCCGTAGTTCACGACACCCTCGGCGCAGTTGCTGGAACCACCTAGCCGGGACCACGCTTCAAAGCCGAAGTTCGACGTGTTCACGGATCCACGCCGGGTGCGGAAACCAACCGCCTTAGGGCTCGCCGCATCGTCTAGTACAAGTGGCTCACCGGTCATGATGTTGAACATTTCCGGGTCAACATTGCAGAAGGTCACAGTGACGTTGATCCACTTAAAGATCGGTGGACTGGTGTCCTCCATGCATGCCTGGCCATCACCGTTGAGGGCGAAGAAGTCCTGGCGATCGTTCAGCTCTGCGGTCTGCTCCACCGTGATGATTCCACTGGTAGTCACCGACGAGCACGCGCTGAGAACCGGGGTGCCACAGGCGTCTGTCTTGGTCACCCGAACAATCGGAACCCGGAACGGCTGGAAACAGATCGAGGCCATTACTCCTCCGTGGTCTTAGGTGCTTCAGCTACCTTGCGTGGACGGCCACGGCGCTTGGGCTTGTTCTCCTCGGCATCGTCGGAGTCCCGGTCAGCGAGGTATGCATCCAACAGGTCATCGGGAACGATGAATGCCACATGACCAGTACTATCCGCCGTGTCGGTGGTTACCTTGACGTCGGCTGGGTTCTCGGCCAACTCCAGGAGCCGATTCGCAACCTCGGCCTCTTCGCCCGCGCCGGGGTAAACAACTGCCATGATCAAACTCCCTTATGCCAAGGTCGCGTCAATAGTCGCAACAAAGCAGTCAAACGTGACGACATATTCGCGTTCCGCCACCATGAACATTTGGTTCGTGGACCGGTTAATCGTCTGCCCATAAGGTGATACGAAAATCTCACTGTCAGGGGTACGCCATACCGCTACCTGACCAGTGATGTAAAGGAATTCATGGTTAGCGGCTGGAGCTGCGCCCACGGCGCTGGTACCGGCATAGTTACCGAAGGAGACCGCCGTACCCAATGGTGTACGCCAAATCTGCCCATCCTTGATCATCTGCGTGTGGTCCATCATCCAGGCGCCCACCGAAGCGGGAGCGTGGATTACGCCAGGCAACCCGTACCGGCTATAAAGCCAGTCCTCAAGTGCCGAGATCGCGGCGGGGATGGTGGTAGCGGCAGCCAAAGTGACCACGGCGGCGTTGTTGGACAAACCAGGTGACTGACCGTTGGCCTGCGCCGAGAAGATCGCCTCGACCGCCGCCTGCTCGCCGGCCTTGAGTCGAGCCACAACAAGCTCACGAGCCCGCTCCTCAGTCATTCCCACAGTTCCACAAGTGAACGTGGACAGGACTACGAACGGGTTGCCGGTAATGGTGGCAGGACCAGCATCAAACGTCTTGGTGGCTGGGGTACAGGCAACTGCATAACCATCGGGCAACTCGCAGGTGGCCACTTGGTACTGAAGACCACCGTTACGGGCATGCACAGGAAGGTCCAGTGGACCGGTAGCCACCGTGAACAGCCCGTATCGCGGCACCGCAGGAGTCGGCGGTGTCTCGATATAGACCGGACCAGTAGTTACGGCCACTGGACTTTCCCTTCAGCCACTTGGTCGACGATTAGTCGGCGAGGACCGAACCGACGATGTTCGGGGTGGTGCCGGTAATGGCAACAGTAATTCCGATTGCTGCTCGGATTGCTGCCGGGAATATCACCTGGGCGAACGAGTTCGCGGCACCGGCGGTTGCCAGTGGCCCAAACGAGGCAAGAACTGTTCCCGACGCTGCGGTGTTGTCGAAAACGGTAACCACGTTGTCGGTGGTACCCGCTGCGTTGCGCAGGGTTATTCCGTAAAAGTTGACCGGACCGGTGTGGATGACCGTGGTTCCGGAAGTGGTAAACGCCTTCGCGCCGATTGCCATTCTTAAATCTCCTTGTGGTTATCGGGGCCAGGGCGAACCCTGACCCCGAATCACGTGTTACGCGACGGTGCAGTCCACTGCGCGGGTTGCGGTTGTTGCACCACTTGGGCACAGCGGCACTGTGTAGACGCGGGACAGTGGGCACATCCGCATTGGCAGCCAGCCATCCTCCATGAACAGCTGGGTCACCAGGTTGTTCGCCAGGTTCGCAGCGTCATACACGGAGTCGAGCCGGATAACGTCCTGGCGAGCCAGAACCCAAGTGCCAGCTGGGAACATCAAGAACTGGACTGTGGCAGGGAGTGCAGTAACCGCAGTTGCCGCACCGAATCCACCGTTCGCGCCGGTGACACCGGAGAAGAAGTCCTGCCAGTCATAAACCCACTGGGCACGGATGTTCCGGGTGGCGAACCAGGCGTTGATCTGTGCATCGTTCACGTTCGGGTCGTCCACGCCGGTGCGACGCGACCAGTCAGCCCGGAACATGTGGTACAGCCAGAATGGGAAAACAACCTCAAGGGTCGCGTTCCGTGCCAGACGTAGGCGGTACTTCATGTCGGTAGCTGCATGATCCACCGCGTGAAGAATCTGTGAAACGACCGTTCCGTCGCTGACCCATGGCTCAGCTGCGGCCAGGGATACGGCTGTTGAACCGGTGACGATCGCGGCGATGACCTCACGGTTGATGAGGTGACCAAATGCGGTGATCGCGCCCTGGGTGAACTGGGCAACGAACTCTGGGTAGCCACGGTTCTGGAGCAGCGAACCGGTCAAACAGAGCGCTGCAACGTTGAGCCGGTCATCCACGAAGGTCGGGCAGGGGATTGCCACACAGGTCTTTGTCGGTGAACCGGCAATTACCTGGGCCTCGGTCAGGATGTTGTAGCCCGGGATCGGCAGGGTGAAGTCGTCCCCGAACAGGGTCGAGAAGTCGATGCCCTGGTTGTGTCGGATACCGCCACGGCGAGCAACAACCTCAGGAGTGTCGAGCATGCCATCCGCGCTCACCTGGAGGCAGGTTTCGTACAGCGTCTCGGACGGTGCACACCATCCAGCGGCGGCCAGGAGGGACCCACCCTCTAGACGGCGCTCGTTAGCGGCGTACTCCAAAACTGCCTGCTGCTGCTCACCTGACCAGGTGTCGTCAACGATCAGCTCGTCCGGGTAATCCCTACGGATCTTGGCAACACCATGCTGCATGCTCTGGTTGCCGCTGTACCCACGGGTCCGGTTAACGAACGCCCGACCGATGTCTTCCCAGCTCTCCAGTTCAGATCCGGTTGAGTAACCATCCACGTCTGCGGAGACGATGAAGCTGTGGAACTCGATGCTCTTACGCTTCGTGTCCTTGGTCTGCGGTGCATGTGGGGCAATGTTGCTCACGCCCACCTTGACCGGAGTCTTCTTCGGGTCGATGATCTCGCCCTCGATGGCAAGCTCAACAACAGGAGGAGTCTCGGGGACTACCGCCGCATCAGGTGCGGGCTCGACTACCTCTTCGGTCTCTGGGTCACCTTCGGGCGCGGTGCTCAGCGCAGTGAAACGCTGAACCTTGGCCTCACGAACAGCGATCTCCGCAGCAACCTGAACGCCGAACTCCTTCAGTGCCTCGGCACGTTCCAGGCTCTCCTCAGGGATGTCCTCTGGGTTCTGGAAGCTTTCGAGAAGAGTGGCGAACTCTTTGGCTGCGATTGTCGCCAGGTCCTTGAGACCAGCAACTGAGTACTGGTTTAGGTTCTCTGGAATGACAAACATGAGGGCCTTCCACGGGTCGCGATGTAACTCATCGACCGACCGGCCCCTAGCACAGCATCAGTTGAGCTGAAGATTAACTACATAGTCAGGCAATAGCAAGCATGTCACTTGATTCGGTAACTTCCACCGCCACCTTTGGTGACTTCTACCTTGGCGGCGAATTCACCCCTGACCTCCAGGGTTGTGCCATTGCGCAGGGTCACGACATACATTTTGTTGTCCGTTTTCTGTCCACCGCAACCGCAGCCCATGTCACACCTTTTCTGAGAGTTTCTTGAACCGCCTTATTCTAGCTTCCGTAGCAAGGCCCTCAAGGTATTCCTGAAGCGCCTTGACCCGAGAAGTCACGTCCAGCCGCTCTCCAGTCTCAGTGTCGTCGGTTACCTGCGTCTCGACCTGAACGATGCCGGCAGCAACGAGGCTCATCTGCTTGCCATCGGTCTCACGCACGATCGGGAATCCAGGGGTGTTCACTGCAAGAGCGGCCACCAGTTCCAGGTTTCCACCAATCCGGCGCCAGTCACCAGACAGTGGAGAGCGACGTAGTTCAGCTACCTTTTCGTCCGAGAGTCCTGGGACGGTAACCCCACTGACGAAGATCCCGTGCTTGTCTTCCCGGGCCTGAACGATCGCAGCACAGGTTGCTGACGAGTCGTAATGCTCAATAGCAGGGATGAAGCCCAACTGCGCATTGGCGTGACCAACACCAAGGGTGATCTTGCCAACCGGAAGGTGCTTACCGTCTGAGCAAACAACCTCACCGGTGTGGAAGTACTTGTACCCGGTGATGCTCTTAGGCGGGGACACGCACGAGTTGCCTATACCGGTATGACAAGAACCCCACTGGGCCAGGTGACCAAACACGCGACCATCCTCGGTCACGGTCAACGGGGTCGGGCCTGTAGGCGTAGGAGCTTCGAATACAGATGAGTCAGGTGCAACTGACGAGATCGCGGCCACAAGGGCAGCGTACGTGTCCTTCTGCGTCTTCTTCTTAGCCATCTCATCCTCGGAATCGTTGATTTCGATTCCCAGCTCCTTGGCCGCCTTCACAATCCGAGCCTTTACCTGCTTCAACTGTTCAGGGGTGTACTCTGCCGCATTGTCCTCTTGGTTTATGTACGACCAGGCGGCACGGACGTGCTTCTCTGTGTCGATGGGGTAGCGGGCCTTACCCCGGTAACCGGGGTCGGCGTACTCCACATCACCGTACGGCTTGTCTGGATCCCCGCCCTTGACCGCGAACTCTTCCTCGCCTGTCTCTTCATCCTCATCGACGAGGGTGAAGTTCGGACTGAGAGTGATGGTGGGAATGGTGGGGTTAGTGGTCCCGGTGGTGTTGTTGTAATAGTTCACCGTAAACGGAAGCATGACCTCGTCGCCTTCACTGAATCCGAATGTGTAGTCGATGGTCATGTTCGCGTCGCTCCTGCGCTCGGGGGGCTGGCCCCGATCCCAAGGGGGCCTAATCCGTGGGTCGTTGAAGGTCTCCCTTAGTTTGACGTAGATCTCGCTGATCACGTCACGGATCTGATCCTTCTGCTTATCCGGAACGTTGGGAAGACCACCGTGGGCACCGGACAAGAGGGCAGCTGCCGCGTAAACAGCGTGCGGGATGAGCGCGAGCTTGTTACCTACCACGTCCAGAATGGGCAACCGGTAAGACTCCCGGTTCGCTGGGTCCGCGCCATCCTCCCGGTACAGGAACGCCTTACCGAACTCGGAAGGCGTACTGCTGCGCTGGATGAGGCGGGCAATGGCGTCGTCGGCATCAAACTCCTGGTCGCGATCGGCGATCGGAGCGCTTCTCCAGGATGTCCTATTAACTGCCATCTGTACCTGCCCCTGAGATTCCTAGTGCTCTTGTCATACTAGAGGCATGACAGAGCCGGTAGATGAGCCAAAGGTCGTAAAAGAACAGATCATCATGCTAGATGAATCTGGAAATATCATCGATAGCCCGGAGAGGGCAGTTCGTGGTGAAATCATCCAGACTCTCTCAGATGGTACGGAGTTGTCCACGATTTTCATCGTGTCGGCTTCTGAGCCCGCTTTGCCGCCTTCTGGGCGCGCGCAATCTCGGGGAAGATCCGGTCCAAGATCGCAGCCCGATGTGGAAATAGGTCTCTGAAGTAGATCTGCTCCAATGGACCATCTGGCGTACGCCTGCCCCAGCCCACGGGACCGTGAAGGTAATGGCTCACCGACTCGGCATAGTCCTCCCCTACTGAAGACTTTCCGTATTCACTTACCCCATGAGGGAATAGCCTCGAACGGTCAACCTTAATGTCAATTCCATGAGTCTCGTGCAAAATATGATGGGTAAATTCAATGCTGCTTGGTCGTTTAGCGCTGGTATCAGCGTGGTAAGCATGACGCCACGCAACACTTATCGCGCTGAGGTCTCCATCGGAACGATGTGCAACCTTTTGAGAAACGTTATGGCCAAACTCATGAGCAAGTGAATCCTTGTGCCACTTTGGAGTCCGAGCTGCACCCATTCGGTTCCAAATACGAACTCCCCCGTGACCTGCCGTGGCCAATGACGAGAAACCTGGCATCTGGTACTGCTTGGCCCAGAACGAGTCCTTGGGGTTAGGTCCTGCCAGCCACGCATAACCGGTCTGGTACCTGGAAGCTCCTGGGAGACCGTCATGAACCTCCTGAAGTTCCCTAACAATGTCCTCGTGAGTTATTGTCCCACCAAAAGCCCTCTTTGCAAATGAGCCATTCTCGACAAGGTATGTCACACCGTCAATACGGTATGCCCTGCCATGCTGGATTACATAGCCCTCGCCATGTGGAACCTCCAAGGACCTAATGGGTACCCAATCGAATCCAGTTTCCTCGGTAAGAATCTCGTCCCAGGTACGTGGACTACCGGTCACCTCCTTAGCTGCATTCCTGGATACGCGCTCAGCTGCGTCCTTAGAATCAGTCTCGGATGAACCAGGCAGAACCTTCTTGCCCCTGCCCTTTTCCCATGACTGAATGTGCTTAATGATGTCAGCCTTGCGAAGTTTCGACGGCACCGGAATTCCGTTGTCCTTCGCAATTGCTCTTAGCTGAACAACGGTTAGCTGTTCAGCAGACGTGATGTCCTTCGACTTAACGGTTCTCGTGCGTGGGCCTGCGTCCTTCTTGTCCTCAATAATCTTCTCAATGACCTCGGCCTTACGAGCCCTGCTTGGTACGTAGACCCCTCTCTCCTTGGCCAGTACGCGCAACTGCGGAACGGTCAACTTATTAAGATCCTCGGCTGTTTCTTCTTTTTTGCTGTGCCGCCCACCTTCACTGCTCGTCGCCTTGCCCTGGCTCTTTTGCGTAGTCCGCTTCCTCGGCTTCTCCTCTTCCTTGGCCCTATGTGCCGCCGGAGGGTGCGGCGCGCTCATGCGTGGCGCATGGGCCGTTTCCCTGAACCGTCCATGGAACCCGCGCGGGTGCTTCTGCTCCTTCCATTCGCGCAGGGTGATGAACTCAAAAGGGAGCACCAACCCCTCGTCCACTCCACATGAAGCAACCAAGACACCATTTTCAAAGATGCGGAACGCACGGGCCTCCGCAAACGCAGGCACCGGGAGCAACGTTGCTGCCGAGATGCGACCTTTCACGATCACGGCCTCACCGTTACGCATCTCGAAGGTCACGTCATCTAGGTCCACGCTTGGACCAATCACGCCCTTCTGAAGCAGGAACCTCACCTCGGCGATGTCCTCGGCAAGTCGAGGCATGCCGATGGTGTCAGGATCGAACAGGTCCCCTTCACCGATCACGTTGTTGTTATCGATGTGGATGTTGTCGAGGGTGCCGATGACCACGGATCCGTCGTGCTTGCCCCCCACGGACATGCGCTGCCACATCAGGGGTAGGGGTAGCGGTCGGTGGCTCAGGGCTCCGGGTACAAATTTGCGCCGGTCGCCAGTAGGTGCGTTAACCGGGGCCAGGAGTCCCATCCATCGAGTACCAAACTCCATGGTCTGGGCCGCCGACTCGATGCCCTTTTCTGCTGGCCATTCACCGGTAGCTGCCTTGTGGTATTCCGCGCACAAACCACCAGGGTCACGAACCTTGCCAGTGAGATGTCGAATGCACCGGTCCATGGAACCGTCAGTACCCCAACGGACCTTGAGCGCGCCCTCGCCATGAACCCAATATTCGAACAGGGTACGAGCACCTGGACTGCTTAGATCAACGGCCATCGCCACGCTCCTTCATCAACATGTTGCAGCGGCAGTTGATGACTTCTTCTGGTGGCGCCATTGGATCACCAGGAAACTGCAAAGGGAACCCGCCAACGATAAATGGCTGACTGAGTGGTTGTTCTTGACCGTCTGCTTCTCGGTGGGTTGGTCGGGTACGTGCATCTTCGGTGGCCAACCATTCCTTAGTCATGGGGACACCTTCAATTTGCTCCGCCTGTAGTCCTGAGCCATACGCACCAGCGTTATAGGCGCGCATGGTCTCAGTCCGGGCAATAGTGATGGCACGGTTCTTCCACCGTTCAGAGCGGGTCATGGAGAGCAGTTTGTCTACCCGGGCAGCAATCTGACGGTTGTCCTCACCCTTGTTCATGCCGTCACTGATCTCGGCGAAGATTAGGTTGTAGGTGTCATCAGGAATACGTACAAGAAGGTTCCTAGTCACCGCAAGCTGCGCCTGAACGAAGGAGTTACTGGTGACGAATGAACGATCACTGGCCAGCTCCCAGCCTCGTTCGGCTGCATCGTTTAGCGGACCATGGATCAACTGATCAACTTCGTGCTCCCAGCTGTTTGATGTTGCCCATACCCCTGAAGGATCAGGTGGGGACCCGAACCGACGAAATGCGGCTAGTACCTTTTCGGCAACCCTTTCCAGCCACTTGGTCAGGGCGTCAATGATGGCCTTGAGAACGTCGGCTTCAGCGGCGTCCATCGCCGCCTCACGCTGGCGACGCATCTCATCTCTGGTGGCCATTTCAGATCATGCCACCCCTGGTAAGGGTCATGGACAGTAGCGAACGACCATGCTCCATGGAGCGAATGAGCAGCTCGATGCAGTAATTGTGCAAAAGCAGCCGGAACTCGTCTGGATTAACGTCAAGGTCGCCGGTGACTACGTCCATGTGCTCCCAGGCGCCCATCAGGATCCGTTCTGCATGTGCACGGTCCTGCACCTTAATGAAGGTGTGCAACTTGTGGGCAGGGATGTGCATCCACTGATCACGTTCACGGCTCTTGTGAAGCCTCTTGCCCGCGAGCCGAAGAGCGTGATGTACGAGAAGGTCAGCGGCCACCATGGTGGAACTTGCTCGTGGAACAAGATCCGGCACAACAGATGCCACGACAGCGTCAGTGGTTGCTGGCTGCTGAGGCAGGGCCTCCGGGCTGGCACCCTCTATGGACTGATCTGGCGCCGGTGGCGGAGGTGCGCCCGGTGGTGGCTGTTCCGGCTCGGCGAACTCGACAGTGATGCCGATGAGTTCACGAACCTCGGGGATAGCGAACAGGCTTGGGTCGCGGAGCAGTAGCTCACGCATGTACCGCCGGTTGTCCTCGTCCTCGTCGGGCGCATCAGTATTCGGGTTGTACGAGCCCGCCTCCAGGACCGCTTCCCGAGACACCACATTCTGCTGGTACAGGTTCAAGGTGTCCTGAAGCCGGTTAGGACGCACCGTCAGTGGCGCTGTATCGAACCAGAAGGTGTACGCCTCGGTGTCTTTACCAAGGATCTTCAGGGCTGGCTGGAGGTACGCCTTCGTGAGCGCGTCGCAGATCCGGTTGAGCATCGGCTCAACGTGGATCTTGACGGTGGACTCCTCAATGTGCCAGGCGCTCCAGTGGTTCGTGTCCCCGGTACCAAGCAGGATCTCCGGCGGCATGTCCAGGCTGAGCGCAAGTCGACGGATCGCCTCGTCGCGCATCTCCTTAGCCTCTTTAGACAGCGGAGACTCGAAGCTGAGCAGCTCAAACTTGTTGTTCTCACCTTCACCGGCAGGACGCTCAACCACGATCGGTACCACGGCCTGAGCCGAACCGTCCTGAATGGCAGGGGCAGTCATGGCGTCGGTGAGCACCCGGACCACACTCTCGGCAGGGGTCTCCTCCGGGTCCGCATCGGGGAAGTCCATCTTCGGCGGAATGATAAGCATTCCGGTACCGCTGGTGAGCCGTGAATCGATCTGAGAGAAGGTGTGTCGGGTCAGTAGCTCCAATTGCCGTAGAGCCAGTAGTGATCCCCGAGTTGGTGAGTCAGCAGTCCAGCCCATTCGCGGGTGTGGTGTCCAAACCCGAATGGCAATGTCAGCGTTGGGTCGCAGCATCTCCTTGTGGCCGTAGCCGAGATCGCAGCTGACCGCGTCACCGTTAAATCGCAGGGAGTTGGGGGAGAGGATGTACCACTCATCTCGTTCACCGTTGATGGAACGTCCAACGATGTAACACTCACCGGCGATGGTTAGGTTAATGCCAATGGAACGCATTGCCTCGGCTCTGGCTGCTGGCCCACCAAAGAGGCTGTCGGCGATGGCCTGGATCTCGTCACCGGCCGCTTCTTCACCGATCCGTCCGTACTTATCGATGTCAGCAACGTAAATACGGACCCGGGAACAGGCACTGCCCATCCAGTTTGCAGCGGCGTGGAGTTCGCCAATCAGGTCATAGAAACGCCACGCTTCCACCTGCCACTGCTCATTACGGAACCGATAGCTCTTCCAGTTCGGAGCCTTAAGGTCAAGTCGTGCCGCCGCCATAGAGGTGTGCGCGGTGACGGGCGGAGTCCCCTTCTTACGCAGTGCCATCAGTCACCCTTCAACCTGTTCAGCACAACCGCCAGGTAAGAGAAAGCCAGCCCGACCGGGCCAATAAGCCATACATTAAGGTCGAGAACCGCCCAGGCATAGACTGCGACAATCATGCCCACCCATACCGAGACGCACATTAGACAGTGAACAAGATAAGTCAGTAGCCCCTCCTCGCCGAATCGACGGATCGCGGCCATTCGAATCGGCTCGGAGATCTTGTCGTCCACGATGACTTGACTCGCCCTGGTCACTGCCAATGCGAGGATCAGGAGTATCAGTGGATGGATCACGAGAACAGCGTAACGGTAAGGCGCGGCATATTAGCATCACATCCAGGATGGATGCCTACCGTCCGCTCGGCTTATCTCTGAGAAGTAGTCAGGTACATACATCTCCCCAGGGGCAGTGACCCGGACCTTGCGTCGGGCGATACTGACCTGGCGCTTGTCGAAACCGATCAAATGCCAAGCGGCATGGACGAGTGCGTCGAGTCGGTCGGGGGAGTCCCGGTGGGTTCGTGCGGTTGTTTCGGGTACCCAGCTGACCATTTGCCGCTCTAGGGCATCGAAGTAACCGACGTGATGCATGCGCCCCTGTTCCATGCGCATGGCAACGGGCTGGGCACGTAGCCGCTTACCCCGTTTGGAGTCGACCGCTTTCATGGGCGGGCCAGATAGCGCCTGGTACTTGCTGCCATCGAAGTAGCCCTGCCTCTTCAATTCTTTGTACGCATCGAGCATGACCTGAGAGAGCCACTCCTTGCCCTGAGTGTTCTCGTAGATCAACATGTCGCACTTATACCGGGTGAAAATCTCCCAGGCGTACTCCGCAACCAACTTGCCGGTGCCGGGAACTGTCTCATCGCCCAACACGTACAGGTGTCCTTCGCGGTCACGACCAACGACCACGATGCCCATTTCCGCGTTTTCGCCAGTGAGCGACGGGTCTACACCCAAGGCAATCTGGGCCAACTCTGGCGGGATGTCGATCCGGTACCGGTCGATGTCGCCCTGACGGAACAGGCTTCCATCGAAGGAGTCCAGCAGCTCTCCGTACAACTCCTGGCGTCCGATCGTGGTGCCCTCGTACCGGGTACGCATCTCCTGCATGGCCTGCTCGGACAGGTTGTCCGCGTTGTCGTATGTGGAGCCACGGACGATGTGAACTGAACCGTCGTCACGGGCTACCCACTCATACAACAAGTCGAGTGGCTTGGGGGTGGTAGTGACCAGGATCCGGGGGTGGTCCCCCACCAGGTTGGCCCGCATCGAGGGCATGATGCCTTCTATCCACGCCTGCTTGGGGTACGGCCACTTGATGATCTCGTCAAGCCACCCGGATGATGCGTTGTAGCCACGGCCAACGTCGGGCTTGTCTGCCCCCTCGAAGTAGATCTTGGTACCCGGCGGTCCGATCTCCAGCTTAGGTTTAGGGCTCTTGGTGTACCGGTACGTGCGCTCGCCCAGTTCACGTAACCCTGAGATTTGCTGGTAACCACGTCGATCAAGCACCCGAAGTAGCCCACTGGGACCTTCTACGCAGATGGTCCTTGCGTCGGAAAGTGTTTCTGCTACAACCAAGTGCTCAGTAGCCGCCCCCGACTGGTCTACTGGATATTCCTCGACCCGAGAGATCAACCATTCCGCCCCGGCCCTGGTCTTGCCCGCGCCACGTCCAGCCAGGTAGAGGAGCACAAACCATCCACCGTCAGGTGGGATCTGCTCCGGACGTGCAGTCCACCACCATTCACCCCTGTCAATTTCCTCAAGCATGTCCTGAGAAAGGCTATTAAGCCATTCCTCTTGAAGAGCATTGGGCAACATGCTGAATCGTTTGGCCAGGGACAATCCCATGATCGATATAATACATAGGGTGTCCACTAGCAGGTCTTTGACATAGGGGGTACGGGGGTCTACTGTCCTGGCATGGATGACAGCGACGAACTCCTTGTACGAATTGGTTTCAGCGTCGCTACACAGGGTGATCTTGTAGAACTCCGCGACAAGCTGGGCCTTTCCCGTACCGCTCTCGCCGCTCTCATTGGTACGTCTCCGGACAGCCTGAGGAAATGGGAGACGGGCAAACAAGGAATGAAGAGAACGTCAGCAATGCAGGTGGGTTCCTGGTGGACGGCGGCACAAAAGGAACTGGATAAATACGAGCTATCAGGTCATGACATCTATGAATTGACGCCGGTAAGTAACGTCGTGTGGCAATTAGGAGTCAGCCTCGCCACGATTATGCGCTGGTGTACCGAAGGCGAACTTGACCACGAAGATCTCGGAGTTCTGGGTCTGTTCATCTACAAGTATGAGGTGAAGCCCAGTTGAAGTGCGTCGTATGCCGTGAGGAAATGATGCCTTACGAGCCAGGGCAGACCCGACACCCCACCTGCTACGAGATAAGTCCAGGAGCCTGGATTGAGTTCGTTGACCCTCCGGGGTCAATAACAGGTGAGGCACTAGCGGTTCGGAAGGAACTCACTGATGTCATTGGGTGGGCAGACAAAAATTCTTCACGTAGCCAGCAAGTGGCTATCGGTCCCTCTGAGCTCGGTGACGCCTGTGATCGACGACTCGGCTACCGTATCGCTGGAATTCCTTTCGCCAATGACTATGACCACTGGCCAGCTGTTGTGGGAACAGCAGTCCACACCTGGCTCGAAGCGGCGGTCACTGACTACCAAAGAGTCCACGGGCTCCAGCGATATCTGACCGAGCGACGAGTCCACCCCAACGACTGGGTCATGGGACACAGCGACCTATACGACTCAGAACGAAAAATGATCATCGACTGGAAAACGGTCTCGTCCAAGAACCTCGCGAAGTTCAAAGCGGAAGGTCCCCCAGAGAGTTACGTGATCCAGGTCAACCTGTACGGGATGGGGCAGATCAATGCGGGATTCCCGGTTGAGAAGGTGTGCCTCGTTGCCCTACCTCGGGCTGGCTGGCTGTCCGACATGTGGGTCTGGGTCGGTGACTATGACCCCACGATCGCCCAGCTGGCCCTTGACAGGGTCAACAACATCGGCGCTAAGCTCATCGCCCTGGATGTGATCGACAACCCACACCGCTGGGTTGAAGTGGAAGCGCAACCGTCCAAGCTATGTGGTTGGTGCCCGTTCTATCGGCAAGGAACACCACCAGACGACGGGGTAGGTGCCAATGAGCACGGCTGTCCCGGCTGGTAACAGAGGAGCAGAGAATGCAGCCATTCGGTGAACCTAGTGGCGGGGATCGGCTAAACCCCCGTGACATTGTGGGCCAGCTGCTCATTGTGCGGCCCATGGAGTACAAAACGGGAATTGTTACTCAGTACACGCCACCCGGTGAGACCTCAGACGCCATCGCGTGCGACGTGGTGAACATGGACGAGAAGGACGACTACGGAGCTGCGGGTCACGTTTACCGCAACGTGCTGTGGTTCCAGTCCAAGCTCATTCAGGGTCTCCGTCCGTGTGTGGGTCAGCTTCTCCTGGGTCGCATCGGTCGAGGAGCAGGTACTCCTGGACGTACGGCCCCGTTCATTTTTGAGTCGGCGTCTCAGGATCAGGTGGCGGTAGGGCGGGCACAGACGTGGCTCGCAACTCATCCAGAGTTCGCGGCTTCGCCCGTACCAACTGCACAGTCACCCGTCGCACCAATCGCCCCTGTGACGGCACCCCCAAGTCCAGGTCCCAGTCCTCATACAGTTCCAGATCCTCAGGCCCAGCAGAGTCTTCTGGATCGGATGCGCCAACAGCAGCCTGCTTATCCACGGACACCCCCATCTTCGGATCCCAGCTACAACGAAGCCCCGTTCTAAAAGCAAACGCCCCGGATGGCAAGTCCGGGGCGGTTGCTTCAGAGAAGGCAGAGTTGCAGAAGTGCAAGGTACCACGAGCCACCGGCTGGGCGTACGATCAGAAAACCTTTTCGTTTAACCGGAGGCTCACATGATGCAGGGACCTCTTTCTCAAGGAGGTCCCTGCATCGGGATCAGCTTCAGCCTACTGATCCTCTGCTGTGCGTTTCCTGTTCCCCGTTGGTCACATAACCAGAAGAGGGGTACTCCAAATGATCACAGTAACCATGTAGGGGGGTACTCATCGTGACTGTACAGGTAGACACCACATCTAGCCAGTCCAGGCTGGACCTGGCACAAGTACAGTCCTTTATTGAGCTGATTCATGGCGATTCCAAGGGCCTGCTCCATGTGTCCACGTCGAACGGCTGGACAGGGCGTACGTTTACCCTCGACAAACTTAATGATCTTCTACGGTACGTGGAAGAGTGCCATGAGGCACGGGTAGCCGGGATCTACTTGCGGGCCTGCACGCTACGGGAAGAACCCAAGCTCGGTGGTCGTGGCGGAGAGTCCGACTCCCTTGAGTTTCCAGGGCTCTGGGCCGACATCGACATCGCCGGCCCGGGGCACAAGACCAAGAATCTGCTACCCCCTGATGAGAGCACGGCCCGTTCGATCGTAGGAGCAGCTGGACTCCCCACTCCTTCCTTGTGGATCCACAGCGGTGGCGGGCTGTACCCCTGGTGGCTGCTGAGGCAGCCAGTGATGGTCACCGACCAGGACGTGCTGGAGCGGGTCAAGGCGCTCTCCACGGGGTGGCAGGACATCCTTGCCCGTGGTGCCGAACGACTCAGCTGGCACTACGGCACCGGAATTGGTGATCTTGCTCGGGTACTCCGGATACCTGGGACAGTGAACCTCAAGGTCGAGGGTCGACCACAGCCGTGTCGGATCGTGCACGGTGACGGTGACGGACAGATGTACACGTTCCAGGAGCTGGAGGGGCACCTGGACAGGGCCAGGGCAACTCTGGAAACAACGGCTCCCGTCGTGTCCCACTTTTCATACATTCCTATTAACAGTGATCGATCAGAAGTAACTCCATTTAACGATTTCGAGAATAAGGTCGATTGGGCTGACATCCTTGAAGGGTGGACGCTAAGCAAAACCGTGGGTGGTACCCGCTACTGGACGAGGCCGGGAAAGCGTAAGAGTGACGGACACTCGGCTACCACGGGTCGTAATGCGGAAAGGGATCGGCTATTCATCTTCACCACTGAGACCGAATTCGAGCCCTGGAGGTGTTACACCAAGGGTGCCGCATGGGCAATCATCAATGGCTATGGAAATGATTTCTCCGCAGCCGCAAAGGCCCTCAGGAGTCAAGGTTACGGGGTTCAGATAGCACAGATAACGCCCATCACTGAAGCGCCTAGTTTCGTGCCCCCGCGCCCAGCTGACACCAACGGCAACGGTCACCACGAACCTGAATACGTACCCAGTGAAAGGCACATGCTCAACGACATTGGCAACGCCGAACGACTAGCGGAAGTTGCTCAGGGCACGTTCAAGTTCGTATCCCAGGACAAGCACTGGCGACACTGGACCGGTACCCACTGGGCACGCGACAAGGGGGCCAAGGTCAGTTTGAAGTACCGGGGAGTCATGGAGTACCTCCGGGCCGAGGTCGACCAGGCCAGGGGAACCAGCGACTTCAAGGAAATCAACAAGTGGTATGGCTCTTCGGGTATGGCCACACACGTTAATGGTGCAATTGGCTTGTTCGCCAGTATGGTAACGGCGAATGTCCTGGACTTTGACAGTAAGCGGAACCTGCTCAATCTCAAGGACTGCACGCTGGATCTAGACACTCTCCAGGTCCACGCACACGATCCTAAGGACATGCTCACCAAGCAGTTCAACGCCAGCTGGAATCCAGACGCAACTGCTCCGGAATGGGTCAAGTTTATTGAACGGGCCATTCCTGATACGGCTATGCGGAACTACCTTCAGCGGGCTCTGGGGTACACCCTGCTCGGTGACTCTGACCAGCGCGCGGTGTTCCTCCTGCATGGACCTTCAGGTACCGGTAAGTCTCAGCTGTGTCGGGCCATCGAACTGATCTTCGGTGACTACGGGGCCTCGGCTGCCGCGTCCACGTTCAAGTCCCGTCGCGGTGACTCGTTGCCGGCTGACCTCCACCTGCTCATGGGCAAGCGGTTCGTCACCTTCTCGGAGACCTCGATCGGCGCGCTCATGGACGAGGAGCTGATCAAACGAATCACCGGTAACGACACCCTGACAACTCGTCCCCTGTACGGCGAGTTCGTGTCATGGCGTCCAAACTGTGTCATTTGGATGTCAACCAACCACCTGCCCACCTTGACCTCCGACGACGATGCCATCTGGCGCCGGGTCAAGCCGATCCGCATGGACTGCCCTATAGGCGAGGAGCAGGAGGTCGGGGCGTTCGCTGAGCGGGTACTCCTGGCCGAGAGCAGCGGGATCCTCAACTGGCTCATCGAGGGCGTGCGCATGTACCGCGAGGAGGGGTTGCGCAACGAGCCGAATGCCCTGCGCTCCGAGGTGGACCAGTACAAGCTGGAGACCGACACGGCCGCCATGTTCGTCCACGAGAGCCTGGAGGAGGGCACGCTCCTTGCCCAGGAGGACGGCCTAGTCGCTACTCGTGCCCTCTACGTTCAGTACGTGGACTGGTGCAACCTGAACCTCCAGCGACCACTGGGTAGTCGCCGGTTCAAGTGGCGGATCGAGAACCTCGGATACGAGTACACGCGGGAGAAAGGGTCCAACTGGAAGGGTCTGGCCCAGAACATGATGTTCGGTGTCCTGGGCACTATGCGGCGTTAAACGACACTGGGATCGTCTTTTGTGGGGCCTACCTGAGATGAGATAAGGGACACGGCAACGCAGGCAATCATAGAACCAACTGCCAACTTCCACATGTCGTTGTAGTTGACGCTAAACCAGTTCGCGCCATCAGCACCAATAGCGATGACATACACCTCAAGCGGCGTTTTAATCGCACGCTCGATGGTTTTTTTCCAGAAATCCCAACTCCACATACCCCGAAGGATAGGTGGAGTTGGGATTCAAGGGAACTAGTCGATCTGGCTGAGCACCCACAACGTGACCGCGATACCGGCGATCACCGCGATGAGCACCTTGGGGTGCTTCCAGAGCCGGGACAGCACGATGGCTAGACCTATGGCGGCCATCGCCGGCCAGAACCATGGTTGACCCATCAGCTCATCAAGGCCGGGGATGTGCTGCCCAGGGATACCTGGGGTATCAGCAGCGAGCCAGTCCATTGAGGTCAGCTGCCTGCCTTGGACTTGAACAGTGAACCAAGGGCAGCTACGGCGAGACCGATCACTGCCATGATCACACCGCCCCGTACGGCACTGTCGTTGCCCTCCTGGCTGGCCAAGAAGCTGGCCAGCCCACCAAGGATCACGATAATGATGCCGACCGTCTTCAGGATGAAGTTCATGTGCTCCTGTTCTCCTTGTGGTAGAAGATCACTTTCCGTGACTCCTACCTTACACCCGTACCCTCGGGTAGACAAATCACATACCGGGATACCTTGGGACCGGATCATCTTCGTGGACAAGGATCACGAAAGCGACACCGTCATCGACCATGTAGGTGTGCGCCGCCGTTCCTGCTATCCGAGCGTGGGCGTATACGGCGGTCCGGAAAGAAGCGGACGTACAGGTGTAGTCCACACCCTCCCGGGCGAAGCGCCACTGGCCATCGCGCCAGGTCTCCCATGGATAGCGGGGACGGCGACCTCGTGGCGGTAGAGGATGATCGTGAGCACCTTCAGCGATAACTTCAGCCATGTCAGGGATCTTACTGGTCTGACTCTGGCGAACGGCCAGTAACCGCCTGAATGTCGACCAAATCCACTATCCGGATGTTCTGCTGGTAACTGGTCCCGTCACAGTCCAAACCCCAGACGATCACGCCGCCATGTTCAAACTGCTCGTGGGCTGCGTACGCCCGGTGGTAGTGCCCGTGCACAATGATCGTCGGAGTTACCGCGCTAGTCACCATGGACAGTCTCTGCCGGTGAGCACGGGCCAACTGCAACTGCTCAGGTGGGAAGTCTGAGTACCGGTTCTCCGCCCGATCGTCAATGCCTGGGATGGTCACCTCTTTCGGGCAGTCATGGGAAACCAACACGTCAACTGGACCCTCTGCGGCAGCCTTGGCGATCTCAGTGAACGTGATCAGTTCCTCTGGCCACCACGAGATCCCCTGCTGGCGCCAGGGCCGGTCGACTGAATGCGCGCCACCCATGCCCATGAACCGCACACCGCCCCAGTTCCAGCGGAAGCCCCGGGGAACATGCCAGATATGCGGAGCCAGTTCTCGGAGACCGTTCTCTCCCACTGGAAACGAGTACAACTGTTCGTAGTCCTCGTGGTTTCCGTCCACGAAAAGGAGATGGATCCCAGCCTTATCAAGTGCCTCTTCCAGGGCGTTCAGGTAGCTGGTGTTGAACGTGTAGCCAAAGTCGCCGGCATGGATGATGACGTCAACGTCCTGGTACGAGACATTTTGGATCATTGAGACTGCCCATGGTGCATTCATGTGCCAATCGCCAGCAAAGGCAATGGTTGTGGGCGTAGCTAGCGGATCAGTCAGTTCGGTCATTCTTCTCTCTCCCCATCGTCTCCCACTCGATCTCCTCCGGTGGGTCCAAGCTCGCCGCGTACTTCATCAGACAATCCCAAGAGCAGAAGTCGTACAGGTACGGGTTCTCCGTAGGTAGCCGCATGACCACCAACAGCCACCCGGTGATGGGCCGGGCTTCCGAGGCCGAGGTCTGCTTGTTCTCGCACTTGGGCTCTTCGCAGTAGTAGGTCATCTCACGGGTCAAGATCTTCCTCCCTGGGACCATCTGTGAGCCTGCGTAGAACCTCATGGTGCCTTTCAACGACGACTTTCAACGCCTCAACAAAAGCCGGGTCCAGACGCCACAAGGAGTGCCCGGATTCTTGATCAGCATCAGCCAACACATCGGCCGGGATCTCTTTCTTCTCCTTGCCCATGGCCCTCCTCCACCGTTCCATGATCGTCTACGAACTGTTTGAACTGCGTCCTGAACTGCGTTGATCTTGC